GTAATTATCAATCAAATCTTGATGCTATGTTAAATGAAGGTAATCAGATAACTAATCTTGGACCATTAGGAATAAGTGGAACAGTTATGAATACTCAACCTGATGGTTCTGGAGATACCTTTGTAGGCAATGTTACTCCTGAAGGTTTTCAACAAGGTTATTCACAAACTACTCCTCAAGATGTAGGCGCAGTTCCATCTGCTGTATTTGGTCAAATTCAAACAAACGCTCAAGGAGACACATTCTATGGTGGACCATCAGGTAACAACCAAGGTAATCAACAAGGTGGTAATAATCAACCTGGAGCAGGAAGTTCAGCAACAGGTGCTTCTATGGGTATGGGTGCAGGTGGACCAAATTATTGTTTTGATCCTGATACGTTAATACAAATGGAAGACGGATCTGAAAAGAAAATTAAAGAAGTACAAATAGGAGACAAGACATTAGGTGGTGAAGTAACTGGTGTAGTTCAATTTAAACCAAATAATGAAATACATAACTATAAAGGAGTTATTGTAGCAGGTAGTCACTTTGTAAAAGAAGATGGTAAATTCATACCTGTAGCTGATAGTCCACATTCTTATAAAATAGATATCATACCTGTTGTTTATTCATTAGACACAACTGATAGAAGAATATGGATTAATGATATTGAGTTTGCTGACTTTAACGGTGATGGTTTTGCTAAACTATTCTTAAACAATATTGGAGCAGATCTTACTGGGTTTGAACAAGAAGTGTTAAGACAAGTAGAAAACAAATTAATGTAATGGCTAGTAAACAAAACTTAGAATATATTTATCAGTATGTTGATAGCCAAGAAGACTTTCAACGTATAGTAGAAGATATAACTAATCAATTAATTACGTATCATAATACTGAGAATCAAGAGGTAGCAGCATGGTTTCTTGCGTAAACTGTGAACATCATTGTCATTGTGGAAATAGTGGTCAATGTCCTATTGAAGATTGTGATTGCAATAACTGCGAACATAATGCATTAGATGAATTTTGGAAAAGATTAGATGGCACACACATACAAGAATAGTAAAGTAGATTTAACTACAACAAACGATACAGTCTTATATACTGTACCTGCTAGTACAACTAGTATTGTAAAATCTATATTAGTATCTAATGATGATGCTAGTAATGCTTGTGAAGTCACAGTTACTTTACTCAATACATCAGATACTGTATTTAGTTTATTTAAACAAAAAGATGTTTCTGCTAAAACAAGTATTGAATTATTAACAAACCCATTAGTAATGAACACAGATGAAGAACTTAAAGTACAAGCAGAGAATGCTAATGATCTTCATGTTGTAGTAAGTTACTTAGAAATTTCATGACGGTTCCTGTATTTATACCACAAGAAAATATTAGAGCTGTATATCCTATAGTTAAAGATTCTATTGAAAAAGCACTTCAATACTCAGGTAATCATTTTAATGGTAATGATATCTTAGAATCATTAGTTGCTGGAGATATGCAACTATGGGTATTATGGAATGAAAAGAAAAAACAAAACTACCAAGGATGTGGTGTTACCAAAATACTACAAAGAACTAACACCAAAGTCCTTAACATATTTATTGTTACTGGGCGTAACCGTAAACAATGGCAGGATAAAATATCTGTCTTAGAAGATTACGCTAAGCAACAAGGATGTTCTCATATTGAAACTTATGCTCGACCTGGTTGGTCTCGCATACTCAAGAAAAAGAACTATAAAACAACACACTATATATTAGAAAAAAAATTGGAGGAATAATATGTCATCTGGAGGGGGAACTACTCAAACATCAGGTGAGGTAAACCCATACGCACCTGCGGAACCTTACTTACAAGATATATTGCAACAAGCAGAAAATATCTATGCAAGTGATGTAGGAAAGGAATTCTTTCCTGGATCTACTGTTGTACCATTTGCACCACAAACTGAACAAGCATTAGATTTATCAGGTGCAAGAGCATTTGATTTAATGGGACCATCAGCTATGTATGGACAAGCTAGTGATGCGTTTGGAGCAGCAGCAACTGGTCAAATGGGAACTGCATACGATAGATTAACACCACAACAAAATTACTTAGATTCTGTTAGAGATACTATTGCAAGTGATGTAATGGGTGATGTAGCTACAAGATTTGGTACTATGGGTAGAACAGGTACTAGTCCTGCAGCTCAACAAGCAGCAGCTAGGGGTATTGCTCAAGCCTATGCACCTATTGCTCAGAGTGCAGCAGAAGCTGAAAGATCAAGACAACTAAGATCAACTGAAATGGGATTAGACAGAACATTGAAAGGTGCTGCAGGTTTAGCTCCATTGCAACAACAAATGGATGCAAGAGTACAAGCAGGTATTGGACAATTAGGTACTGTAGGTCAGGCATATGAAGATTTAGCTGCAAGACAATTACAAGATCAAATGACTCGTTACAACTTTACACAACAAAGTCCTTACCAAAGATTAGCCGCTTATTCACAAATGGTTAATCCTATTGCTGGTATGGGATATGCAGGTACACAATACACACCTGAAGCTAGTCCGTTAATGTCAGGACTTACAGGAGCTATGTTAGGTGGTTCAGCATTCCCTGCAATGGCAGGAGCTACACCTTATGGAGCAATACTAGGTGGTATTGCTGGATTATCAGGATTATTATAGGAGATATATATGCCACATACACCTTTACATAGAACTAACATACCTTTGTTTCAACGTAGAGAAAGAATACCAGGAACAAATTATTTTAAAGATACACCATTAACTAATTATGATCCTGCTATAGGAGGACCTAGACAATATAATTTTCTTAACACTCCAGTTGGTGAAGGTTTATTAGGTGCTGCATCTGATATTGCAGAAGGTGCAAGTTATTTAGGCGAAGGAATAGGAACTGGTGTTAATATAGGAAGAAAATTTTTCAAACAAAATGTTGTTAATCCGTTTGCAGAACTATTTGTAGATCCTAACTTAGCAAGAACTCCTGATACATTAGGAGGAATGATAGATGCTAATGAAAGAGCAGCCAATCGTTTAGATACTACATTTGATAAACCTCAACCAGGTGGAGCATTAGGTCCAGAATTTGCTGAATTTTCTAATATAAGAAAAATGACTAATTCAGATTTAACTAAAAGTGTAATAGATGGTACTTCAAATTTAATCACAAATTTAGATGAACAATTTCCATCACCAGATGGATCACCATATGCTAACGTATTAGATCCAAAATCAGATGACGTAATATCATTAACTGAAAATAAAGAAATTAAAAATCAACTTAATAATTCTTCACAAAATGAAGTAACACAAACTATAAATGAAGTTCCTTTATTTAATCAAACTGTTACAAATGCTAGTACAAATTTAAGTAATGCTGTTAATGCTACAGACAAAACAGAAGAAGGTTGGCAATCAGGAATTACTAATGGCATTAATAATTTTATAAATAGATTAGGTGACCCAGGATTTCAAGTTGCATTAGCTATGCACATGGAAGCCAAGGGTGGTGGAGATATTACTGATGTTTTATTTGCAGGTGTTAAAACTAGTAACAAAGCTAAAAGTGCTATGTTTCAATCTCAAAAGAATGAATTAGAATTAATGAAATTACAAGTTCAGATTGGTAATTTACAAAAACCTAAAGAAGCATCTAAAGCAGATATAGGTGCTATAAGTAGTATATTAAAAGCAAAAGGTGGACAATTTGAATTAAGTGATGGAGATGCTGCATTAGCTGCGCCTATCATTGCTGGTAGAGTAGAAGTACTACAAGGTATGGGAATGGATCAAGGCACTGCTATACAACAAGCTATTCAAGAAGCAGTACAATCTGGCCAATTAAAAGGACAAGATACTGCATCAGGTTTTAGTAAATTTACATCTTTCTTGCCAGGCATACAAAGTCGTGGTTCATTTGATTTAAATGCACCAAGTGCTTATAATCCAGGTTCTACAAATATACCTCAAATTACTACTCAGGATGAATATGATGCACTACCTAGTGGTTCTGTTTATTCTGATATAAACGGTTTAATATATACTAAACCATAATGGTTAAGAATCAATTTGGTGATACAGCCATCAATGTAAATCAATTTGGAGATGTAGCTACAGGTACTACAGGCACACCACAAACACAAGATGCTTTCTTTGCTAATCTAAAGAACCCTATTGATCTTTGGAAATATGAAAGTCTACCTATGTCTGCATATTACTATGCAACAGGTAACACTAAACAAAAACAAGCTATAGAAGCTAGAGATTATATTGCAAAGAATCCTAATCAAATAGGTACAAGCGAATACAAAAGAGCTGAAAAGATTATGGAGATGTATGGTCATCATATTGACTCACAACCTTTTAATCCTGGAGCAATAGTAGAAGCTGTAAAATCAAATCCAAAAATGTTTGGAGCTGAAATGGTTAACATGTTAGTTGCTGATCCATATTTATTAGCTCCTTGGTTTTGGGGTGGATGGGCAATGAAAGCAGTACAAGCTACTAAATCAGGAGCTAAGATAGCAGCGTCTGCTCCTAGATTAACTAATGCAACAGTTAGAAGTCTTGGATCTGTACCTACACTTGCTGCTTATAGTAGTATACATGATCTATCAGAAGATGGCCATCTCAATCCTAGAAGATTAGGAACTGAAATTGCAATAGGTGGAAGTGCTATGTTTGGTATGAGTGCTTTATTTGCAGGTTCTACTGCTAAAGCCAGTGGTATCTTAGGAATGAAACCTGAAGAAATAACACCTGCTATGAGAAAAGCAGTCAATAATTATTGGACAAATAAACTTGGTCCAGAAAAAGCTAAACCATTTATACTAAATGAAAGTAATACAGTAGCTTCTATTGAGTCTGCTACAAAAGCATTGCTTAGTGCTATTGAAGATGGTGGCATAGGATTTAATCCTAATGTATGGAAAACTATTAAAGGTAATACTTTTAAACAAAGACAAAACTATATTAAAGAAGTGATGAGTAAAGATAAAAATGTTACTTCTGAAATGCGATATAACTATTTAAAAGAACCAGGTATCTTTAGAAATACAAAATCAGGTGAACTATTTATAAACAAATCAGTTTTACAACAACAGTTTTCAAAAGACCCATTAAAAAAATACTTTAAAGATTTAGATGACTATATAGATTATAAAGCAGAAGTTGTTCGTCTTAAAAATAATACTGGGTATGCTAATAGATCTAAATACAACGAACAGAATATAAAAGATATTGCTTTAGACAATCATAACAAACGATCATTGGATATGAATAAATGGAAAGAAGCAGTCGTTGATGAGCTTAGACCATTTGTTCAACAAGAATATAGAAACCTTGCAATCACTAATAATACTAGATGGTATCATCTAAGAAACTTACAAGCATTAAAAGCTCCTGCTATGGTAGGTACTATAGCTGGTGTTGCATCACAAGTAATCAATCCTGATAATGATAATAGTTTTTGGACAGCAGCTCTTATTGGATCTGGTGCTGTAAGTTCTTGGAAAATAGCTAGTGGTATAATAGCAAGAAACAATGCATTAAAGGCAGGAAGAAAAGTAGCTGGTGGAACTACGGATGAAATAGGTACAAGACTTGATGATATAAGAAAAAGTTTACCAGAAGGTATGAAACTAGAAGATCTTGCCATTAGTAGACAACCATCATTCTATCGTAACACTGCTGTAAAAAATTCTGATTTAAAAAAATTAGGAAGAGCTGAAGAAATAGAACTATCAAAATCTAAATTTATATCTAACTCTTTACTTGAAGATTATAATATATTCTATCGTACTTCTATGATTGATGTATCTAGAATCTTTCAATTAATGAAAGCAAAAGTGCCTGACGAAAAAGGCGGAACAGCAATCACGTTGTACCTACAAGGTAATAAAAATATTAAACTAACTAAACCACAATTAGAAGTAGCTAAAGATATTAGAAAAATATTAAATGGAATGTGGAAAAGTTTAGATGGTTCTGAACTTCAGTTTAGATATCATCAAAATTTCTTACCTCAATATTGGAATTGGAAAGGTATGGGTGATGCTACCATTCAGGAACAAATTAAAGAATTGATAAAGGATGTAGGTAAACCTCCATCACTAAAAGGATTTAGTAGTTCTGAATTTCAAAAAATATTTCCATCATATGAAGCAGGTATAAGAGCAGGTTTAAAACCAATAACCACAAACGCTTTAGATATTATGGCATTGTACGTTGACTCTACTACTAGAGCCATAGGACAAAGAAGATTAGTTGGTATGATTGAACAAGCATACATACCAGGTAGAGCAGATGGTTCTGGTGGACTTGCAAAATTAATGTATGGTAGAGATAAACTACCTAGTACTTTAGATCCACGAGATTATGTTAAGTTCTATCATCCAGCTTTTATTGATCGTAAAGTAGATATAACAAAATTAACGAAAGCACAAAAAGAAGAAGTAGCACCTTTTGTATTTAGAGAAGCTGCACCAATGCTTAGAATGTTATTTGATGCAAGAGAAGAAGGTGCAGTATTAAAAGCAATATCACAATTTAATTTCTTACAAAAAAGATTTAGTGTTGGATATTCATTCTTTCACGCAGGAGCTTTACTACAAAGTTCTGTGTATATGTCTATGCATCCTATCAGTGCAGGTAAACTATTTGCATCTGCACTTGGTTTAGGAAACTTACCAGGATTTAAATACTTCATACCCAAATGGAAAGATAATACAGCACAAAAAATGCTGATGGCAGATGGTGATGGAGATATGTTGAAAGCTGCTACTAGAGCAGGAGTTCAATTCTCACACCCAGAAGATATTGGTTTCAACCAATTCTATCGTACTTGGTCTGGAGCAAAGAACTATCTAGATAAACATCCTACATTTATTTCATATCTTGCAAAAGCAGGTATTGAAAACTTAGTAGAAAAACCATTTAAGTATATTGATATGGTTACTTGGGATCGTGTATTCAATGCAGGTAAATTATATGCGTGGCAAACAAATGTAATGAAGCTGTTAAACAATCCTAAGTTTAAAGATGCACCACTTGATGAAATATATAAACAAGCTGCTATAGTTACTAATGACGGTTATGGTGGTTTGAACTGGCAACAACTATACATGAATACCAGTGATCCTATTCTTAAGAAGATGAAGGAACACGCTTATAATCCTACAGGTAGAAAATGGATGCAAAGAATTTTGTTTGCACCTGATTGGACTACTGCAAACTTTAGAATTATTAGTAGAGCATTTCCTGGAATAAATGAAAATGCTATGTCTCGTAAATTATATGAAGCATATACTATAAGAGCTGCATTGATCGTTGGCACTGGTGGAGCAGCACTACAATATATGTTTACTGGCACAAACATTATGGAAAATAGAGATCCAACTAGAGTAGATCTTGGTAATGGTTATAGCATATCACTATCAAAACAGTTATTTGAACCATTACATTGGGCATCTGAACCATACAAATATGCAGTAGCTAAACAAAGTTCTATCTTAAAAAGTACAGAACAAGCATTATTTAATAAAAAGTTTTTAACATCACCTTGGCCAAGTCCTATAAGTAAAGCAGATTTACTATCTTTACAAAGAGCTTATGACTATGCAGGATTTTATGGCATGACATTTGTACCTTTTTCATTTAGACAAATAGTACAAGAAATTGCAGATGAAGGTGGTATAACAGTTCAAGATGCAATAGGTGAAATATTAAGATCATTGGGTGGTTTAACTGGTTACCCAATTTATCCAATAGGAAGAAAAGGAGCATAACATGGCAGGTACTGGAGCAGGTAAATATAGTACAACAGCAGGTAATAATACTACCACACAAACTGTAAACTGGTCTGAAGGTATGGCTCCTTCAAATGTTAACAATGCAGCTAGAGAAACTATTGCTAACATAAGAAGTATGTACAACCAGATTGGTGAAGGTTTCTATGAGTTTGGTGATGGTGATGGTGAATACACGGTAGCACGATCTGATGCTGATACTATAACCATTACATCATCTACTGATCTAACTGCTACATACTATGCAGGTAGAGCTATAAGAATAACAGATTCATCTGGTAATGTAACTGAAGGTACGATTACATCTTCATCACATTCTAGCACAACTAATACTATCAATGTAAGTCAGACTATTGCAGGTACTGGCACACCATTGAAAATAGAATTAGGAATACAAGGTTCATCATCTGAGTTAGTTGTCGATGGCGACAACGATACTAAAATACAAGTAGAAGAAGGTTCTGATGATGACACGATAAGATTTGATACTGGTGGCACAGAGAGACTACAGGTCTCATCAGCAGGGGCGTTTGCCTTGCAAAGTGGTGGCGGTTCATTTATACATTCAAACACAATTTCGAATACATTTACTTTGACCAGTCAGAATATGTTTATGGTTGGTCCAGTAAGTATAACAGGAGTTATTACAGTAGGCTCTAATTCTACTGTTGTCGTAATATAAGGAGAAACAAATGGCAGGAATACAAATAGACGGAGTTAATAACAAGATTGACTTTGATGATGATCAGGATACCAGTATATCGTCAGCTACTGATGATACGCTAGTAATAGAATCTGGCGGTGTAAACGTAGCATCTATTACATCTAGTGGTGTTGACGTTACAGGTTCGATCACTGCATCCTCTGCAAGTTCGATTAATGTTACTGGAGGAAGTGCATTAACATTAACATCAACAGACGCAGGAGCAAGTGCTGGTCCAGTTTTAAGATTACATAGAAACTCATCCTCTCCAGCAGTGAATGATGTGATAGGAGTAGTTGAGATTAAAGGAAGAAATGATAACTCTGAAGATATAGTTTATCAACAATACCAGCACTTAATTGCTGATGAAACAGATGGCACAGAAGACGGTTATTTTATTTTTAACCAAATGAAAGCAGGAACACTCACTGAAAGATATAGACTTGAAACAGGAACTTTTGTAATTAATGATCCTGGTGCTGATTTTGATTTTAGAGTTGAGTCTGAAAGTAATGCCAATGCAATTTTTGTAGATGCTAGCAGTGGTCGAGTGGGAATTAATGAAGGGACAATGACATCATATAGCTTGAATGTAACACACAACACAAGTAATGAAGGTATTGCAAATTTTAAACATGATCATGCAACTCCAGAAGGTATTGTTATTAGATTTGGAGGTGCTGCTCCTGATGGAACTTCTGCTAATTTTATAGAGGCTTTTGATACTGCAGCCACAAGGTTTATAGTACAATCTGATGGTGATGTAAAAAATCACGATAACTCTTATGGGGCTGTTTCTGATGAAAGAATTAAACAAGGTATAAGAGATGCCAACTCTCAGTGGGATGACATCAAAGCACTTAAAGTACGAAACTACAAAAAAAATGATGATGTAGAACAATACGGTGATAAAGCATGGGAACAGATAGGCGTTATTGCTCAGGAACTAGAAGCATCTGGAATGGATAAATTAGTTAATGATGAAGTATTAAATGAAGATGGAAGTGTCAAAGAATATAAATCTGTTAAATATTCAATATTATACATGAAAGCTGTAAAAGCATTACAAGAAGCTATGACTAGAATAGAAACATTAGAAGCTGAAGTAACAGCACTTAAAGGAGAATAAGAATGAGTAGTGAAATTAAAGTAGATACTATTAGTGAACATACCAGTGCAGGTGGTGTAACTATTGATGGTGTTTTAGTCAAAGATAATGGTGTTGAAATGTCAGGTGCAGTTAAATCTGATACAATATCTGAAAAAACAAGTGCAAACGGAGTGGCTATTGATGGACTTACACTTAAAGATGGAAATGTTGTTCCAGCTGCAGGTAAAGGTGTAGATTTTTCTGCACAGTCTGATACTGGAACTGGCGAGACAGCATCAGGAAGTGTTTTAAACGATTATGAACAAGGAACATTTACTGCAAATCCAACAACTGAGGGAACAGACTTTACCACATCAAGTAGAGGCGGTGCTTGTTTTTATACAAAAATTGGTGATTGGGTTTCTTTACAAGTAAATCATTTTATAACAACTCCAAGCGGAACATCATCTAGTGGAAATTTTGTTATTACAGGAATGCCCTTTGTTTGCAATGCATCAGGTAATTCAGTAGTTGGTGCTTGTAGTTTTGGTCGTACAACAATACCAACTGGTGTTCAGATTATGGCAATAATATATGACAACGAATCTAAAATGAGATTTGCTTCAACTGTTTCAGGAGGAGCAACCTCACATCTACAAGCAGAAGGCTTTGAAGGAAATGTAACACCTTTTGGTCAAGCTTTCATAAGTTATTCATGTGATTAATTAATAAGGAGAAAAAAATGGCACTAACAAAAAAAGAAGAAACAGGTAAATGTGAATTAGTAGGTAAATGGAAACATATACAAGTCCGTGTTGATACTGTTATTGAAGAAGATGGCGTAGAAATATCAAGAAAATTTTGGCGTAGAGCTTATACACCAAGTGATGATATTTCAGATGCTGTTGATGAAGTTAAAAAAATGGCAGAAGTTTTTTGGACAGATGAACATAAAGCTGCGTATGCTGCTGCGATGGAAGATCAACTGAATGCTAATTAAACCTAAGAATCCAGATATATCTGCTGAAGAAGCATTGGCTATTGCTATGCAAAAGTTAAATGAACAAGCACAGTATATTTACAAATTAGAAAAAGAAATCGAGAGGTTAAAAGATGAGTGAAATAAGAGTAGATACAATATCAGAAAAAACATCAGCTAATGGTGTTGCTATTGATGGTGTAACACTAAAAGATAATGCAGTTGTTGTCGATACAATAACAGAAAAGACCAGTGGAGCTGGTACGACTGTAAGTAATTTAAAGAATCCTAACGAACCATTTAGAAATTTAATTATCAACGGAGACTTTAGAGTTTTTCAAAGAGCATCAGGCTCAACAGCTGTAGGCAATGGAACATACTCCACTGCTGACAGGTTCAAAACACATTTCTCAAATGATGGTGCTGCAACAACACAACAACATACGTTATCAGATGCTGATAGAGCAACAACAGGTCATTCTTTTGCTTGGCAATGGGATGTTGGAACAGCAGATACAAGTTTAGCAGCAGGTCAACTTGCATACTTCAGACAATTTATTGAAGCACAAAATTGTAGTGGACTTGCTTATGGTTCATCAGCAGCAAAAACTGCTTATCTATCTTTTTGGGTAAAATCTTCAAAGACAGGAACTTATTGTTGCACAATACATAAACACGATTCAACTACTTATAACCTACCTATAGAGTACACTATTTCTTCGGCAGATACTTGGGAACATAAAACATTAACAATTTCACCAACAGCTGGTTCTACAAGTTTGATTACAGGAAGTGGTGGTGACATAGCTCAAGACAATGGAAAAGGTATTATTATTGATTGGTGGTTAGCATCTGGTAGTGATTACACTGGAGGCACTAATAATACCTGGTCTTCTAATACTAACCATTTAGCTACTACAAACCAAGTTAATTGGTTGGATAGCACAAGTAATGATTTTTATATAACAGGAATACAGTTTGAAACTGATGCACCAACAGACTTTGAACACTTACCTTTTGATGTTCAGTTTCATAGATGTCAAAGATACTTTCAAAAAATAACACATGTATATAGAGTTCTTGCTAGATGGAACAATACATCTGGCGCTCCTTTAAATTACATGCAGTTTATGCAAACAATGAATCATGAACCATCAATTAGTAATTCAGGAACATATGAAAGTGCATCAGGATATTCAGGCACTGTTAATTATGGCGGAGTTACAACAAACGGAGCATATATATCTGGTGGTAGCGTAGGAACAAGTGAAGTACTTTACGCACACAACGGTATTTCAGAAATGGATGCGGAGTTATAATATGATACAATCAGTAAAAAAGAATAATCACCCTATAACAGGAGAGTTTGAAAATTACATAATAGTTGAAGATGGAATTACAAAATATGTTCCCGTTGCTTCTGATAACAAACATTATCAAATGATAGAAAAATGGATAGCAGATGGTAACACAGTAGAGGAAGCTGATTAATGGAACAAGAAAACAGAGAAGCTATTATCCGTATAGAGGGTAAGCTAGAACTGTTAGATCAAAAGCTAACAACTCTAAAAGACAATCATTTGTGTCATATTGAAAAAGATATGAGACAACTAAGAACTCTTGTCTGGTTTATAGGAACTACTGTTTTCTTACAAATGTGTTATTTAATAATTAGAACTTTATTATGAATAAACGGATATTAGTTATCTCAGATACTCATTGTCCTTATCATCATCCTGATCTTTTACCTTTTTTAAAAGGAATAAAGAAAAAATACAAACCTGATAGAATTGTACACATCGGCGATGAATGCGATAAACACGGACTAAATATGCATGGGCAAGATCCTGACTTACCATCTGCTGGTGATGAACTATTAGAGGCTAGAAAAACTATTAAAGAAATTGAAAAATTATGGAGCAATGTAGATATATTACACTCTAATCATGGTAGCCTAGCATATAGAAGATCCTTCAAAGCAGGATTACCTATGGCATATATGCGTGGATACAATGAAGTATTACAAGTAGGCAAAGGTTGGAAGTGGCACAATGAACTAACAATTAAATTACCTGATGGTAATAATGTACACTTTCATCATGGTAAATCTGCAAATATTTTATCTGTAGGACAGAAGCAGGGAACCTGTTATGTCCAGGGCCACTATCATACAAAATATGGGATATCTTATTGGGGTAATCCTGAATCATTATTATGGGCAATGCAAGTAGGATGTCTTATTGATAAAGACTCTATGGCATTTGCATATGATAAAGTATTCAAGGATAGACCCATTATTGGTTGCGGTATCATTATAAATAGTCAACCAAAATTATTACCAATGGTCTTGTCAAAAGGTGGAAGTTGGAATAAAGTCATTCCTTAGTGAAAGAAATTGATAAACAAGAGGGTGGGGATCATTATAGAAATATGGTGATTCAACCAATTGAGTTCATACTCGCAAATAATATACCACATTGCGAGGCTTGCATTATCAAGTATGTTACTCGATGGCGCAAGAAAAACGGTATAGAAGATTTAAGAAAGGCAAGGCACTACATTGACATCCTCATTGAAAATAAAATCAGAAACTCATGAACCATATATGTATCAACCACAAAATAATAGAAGACCAGGCGTAACTAGAAATTTAGAACTCAATAATCAGATGCACTATGTGCAAGTTGAATATGAAAATGATTTGCCTAGAGTAATTATGATATGGAGTAAATCAAAATACGGAACTACATATCCAGATCTAATGCACAGAATTGGTATGTACATGACTAAAGAATTACAACTATATAAAAATCCAACAGAAGCACTTGAATCAATAGCAAGTCAAGTACCAAGAAGAACAACAGGTGAAGCTACAACTATTGATGGTCTTATTGCGGATGAACTATTGAAAGATATTCATTTTGGAATCAATTAAAAAAAGAATTAAAGATCATGAAGGCTTTCGTGATACAGCCTATAATGACAGTCTTGGTATACCTACTATAGGTTGGGGGCATATGATCTTACCAGAAGATAACATTCAGATGGGTGTTAAGTACTCTGTGGATCATTTAAGTGAGATATTTGATAAAGACTTTGAAATCGCTCTTAACGCTGCAAAACAGCTTATAGAGAAGCATATACCAAATTTGTATACCCAAGGCTTAGATCAGGGTGATATAGAGCAAATTCAGGGTGTTTTGATCGAAATGCTCTTTCAAATGGGCTACCCTAGGGTATCTAAATTTAAAAAAACACTAAAAGCACTAGATGACGGTGATTTTAAAACTGCTGCGGATGAAATGTTAGATTCTAGATGGCACAAACAAACACCTGCTAGAGCAATTGAACTATCTACAATCATAAGGAATATTTAAATGTTACAAATGTTAATCAAGCCCCTTTTAGGAGTGGCTAGTGATGCTATTGGTGGGTATGTTGAAACTCGTAAAGCCAAGGCAGAACAAAAGCTAACTGCTATAAAAGCAGAAACAGAGATAAAAAAGAAACAGATTGCAGGAGAAATAGACTGGGATGTTGAAGCTATCAAAGGTAGCAGAGAATCCTGGAAAGACGAATACCTCACTATATTATTTTCAATCCCTCTGTTGCTCTGCTTTTTACCGTTTACTGTAGAGTATGTTGAAAGAGGTTTCGCAGCTCTGGCTATGACTCCTGACTGGTACAAATACACCTTGGGCGTGATCGTATCAGCGTCATTTGGAATCCGTGGGGCTACTAAATTCTTTGGTAAGAAATGATCTGGATAATAACAGCTATGCTGTGGCACGTTGATGTTAATGGACCATCTTACAGTACATATTCTGAACAGACGTTCAGTAGTAAAGTTGAGTGTTTAGACTATGTATTCTGGAACAAAGCAGATTTAGTTTATAAACTTGCAGAAACACACGGTGAAAGAGATGGTAAAAATTTAAGAACATGGGCTTTTTTCTGTGAGGGTAAAGCATTAGAGGAAGTATGAAAATATCAGATAACACATCTGTGTCTATGCCTATGCGTAACTTGCTTAGTATCGTAGGAGCTTGTATTGTAGGAGCCTGGTTTGGATTTGGAGTAATTGAAAGATTAAACATTATTGAAACTGAGCTTCAATTAATGCAGCAGGACCTGCTTGAAGCATCCACACAAAAGCCTATAGACCAGGAACAATTTATGTTGTTGGAGTTCCTCTCTAAGGAACAAGACAAATTAAAAGAAAAGGTGGAAGCTGAAGTACCTAACATTAAAAAAAATGACATGACTATACAGTTTCATGAAGAAAGAATAATAGATTTAGAGGAAAAAAACGGATATCATGATTGAAGTAGTATTTGCTATATTAATGATACAGAATGGAAAGGTTATTGAATATGTCCCTACAAGCGGTATGGCTGACTGCCTTGAACAGAAACGCATTGTTACAAGACAAATCGGTGAGGGTCAGGAAGGCATATCTATGTCCTGCCAACAAGTCAAAGCAGAAATCGAAATCGACATGGGTGATCGTAAACGAATCATTAAAATCTTAGACTAAGCGAAAACCAATACCTTGTTAACTCATAATATGCATTCGGATTTACATGGTTCTCTATTGGCGATCTTCCTTACACCAGGATCCTTAGTCAGACAATACTGTGTACTAATGTCTGATACCAAATATTTTACGAGAGAGACATAAGCTGGTCAGCCTTGCGGTGCTTATTCCTTAACTATAGTCTAGGCATTCATATGACTCTCTCTATCCATTGATCGCTGGAATATTTTAACAAGATGTAGGGAAGCCAATCCTATAAAACCTGCAATGTCTTACCATTGATGTGTACTGTTGTGCTGTTGGTATCCAACATACACGCAACCAAATAAGGCTTACGCTGGTCATCTCTATTGAGCTTGCGCTTGTACTCGTCAGTACGCCCAAGTATCATATTCGTGAAGAAGCTTCTTTAGTTCTCCACATTTCAATTCTTATTTTTGCTAGATCATACAATCTACGCATCTTTGAAAATCTTGCTTTAGCAAATGCTAGATTCTCAATGTGTACTCTGTAAGCAGTATCAGCATGAGCTGTTCTTTTCTTAGCAGCTTCACTACCTTCTGCCATACTAGCTAGATTATCTACTAGATGCTTAGTATAGTTATCTAAAAGATCAGATGCTTCTTCATACTCAGCAAGAGTATCAAGATTGTTAGCCATAAAGTTATATGCTTTCTCAGCAGATGCTTCATCTAATGAAGTCTCTTTGGAAAACTTAATATCTTTTTCTGATCTTTCAAAATCAGCTGGATTATAATTCATAGTATACCTCCTTGTTTTTCTATATATCCTGGTTTACGAATACAGGATGTAACAATTGTAGTTCCTTCATCTTTTGCAAAATACTGAATAAATTTTTGTCTAGCCAAATCAGCAGTGTGTGCTTTTACAGTAGCATCTACAACTCTATTTTTACCGTTTTTATCAGTATGCTCACCTATACAGTGATAGGTCTTTGGAGCATTAGCCAAATAATCATTTAGCTTTAGCTTTGCTTCCATTATATCTAGTTTACTCAATGTAATACCCTTTCATCATCTTGTAATAAATAATTCCATAAATTATCTTGTACTTCGCCAGTAGCAAATAAAGATACTTTTAGTTTATCTCTATTAGTAATTTCATAAATAGTTGTCCTGGCATCACCAGCTTTGTTATGTGATGATATAATGATACACTCTGCCTTTTTACGTTGTTTTGGTTTTTTTACTTTACCCTCACTAACAAAACTATATGTACTGATACTTTTACGTTTTAATATTTTAAATAGATTTACAGCCTCATCTTTCAGTTCCTTGTCAAATAACTTAGTAAATGAAGCTGTACCTCTAGTATGCCCTACAAGAATAGTTGCTACATGACCATCTCTGCGAAAATTCTCAATTGCTACTTCGCAAACATTTTCATGATATGCATCAAAAAATGCAGAATCTAATTCATTAATAGTGATGTCAGAAAGGTATTCTTTGTCCTTCTTCGTCATATTCTGCACTTACCTCTGCATCTTCCATTGTACTAGCTGAGTATAAATTTACAGCTTGTTTTACATATTTAACCTTGTCAGTCCATTTCATGTCCTTGTCAAGCATAGCATCATTAACTGCTCTTACTCGAACCATATCACCTGAACGAATTTGATCTGAAATAGCAGATGTAATCTTTTTAGAAGATGGTGTATCTTGATTAAGGTTATCATCAGCAAGAGCTTCAAGACCTTCAGCAACCTTTAGTTGTTTAGCTGTGTAGGTTTTACCATTCTTACTGTAGCCCTCAAACTCAATCCATTCACCTTCTTTGAGTGAATCCATTGGTTTAGTGCCATCTGATAGTAATCCATTGTTCCAATAGACTACGATATCATTGTCATTCATTTTAGCAGGAATCCAGAATTTGATCTGATCACCTTCTGAGTAATCCCTTGCGTCTTTCTTTAGTTGTGCTTGGTATGCCATATGTCCTCCTTTGTTAAGCTTTAGACCAATACCTGTCAGCGATTGTTTTAGTGTCTTCATCCCATTTGTATCCTTCTGTGTTGAGTATATGATGTTTCATGAATGTCCTGGCATCTTTGAATAACTCATTGTTTTTTTCGATTGTATTGAATACTTCAATCATGAACTCACCCTCCCTCTTTACGATATCATCTGGTATTCCAAAGATAGCACATTTCTTATCTGTTGCATATAATAATGCTACATTTTTACCAGATAACAAGCCATATAATGATACCTGTCTTATATGAGCTATCTTAGTTTTAAATGGATCAGTTGGAAATTGTTGTGTTGCTTTTGTATCTACTATGAGATCTTCATACTCAAAATCTGGTACATAAGTTATCTTGTGTTTAAGATTAGGATATTCAACAATCTTTTTCTCATTGTATGATATTAGTTCTTTGTCTAGATTGTATAAAATATCTATGAAGTTATTAGCAATTGGACCAACCTTTTCCATCTGTTTAGGTATAACACCCTGATCTTCTTTAAGTAAATCTTCACAGATTACTTTAAATTGTTCAGTTGCTATATCTTGTACATATTCGTTTCTTTTATCACTTTGAACATTTTTCAAAAGAAGTCCGTTATAAGCTGCAAACTCAGCTACTGTACCCATAGCCATACTGTAATTTTGTTTAGACTCTACACCAAAATAGTTACGCATTAACCATAATGAGGGATTCTCTATATAATCAACACCTCTTGATGCACTATGTCTATAGTCATCACTAAGAATAGGTTTGTTTAATTTCATATTTACTCACTTTCAATAAATCATATTCGTTGCATATGTACAACAAATCATTCATATTTAATTAATGAAGCCAGAGGATAAGAGGGATATTCAGCCAGTACTGAAGCAAGGTAGCTATGTAATGGTTATGAATCTAAGAGAATGCTCTCTTGATACTCTGCGCAATCGTAATTTAATTACCTCTATTCAATACTCTGCTGGTATAAAATATAGGAAACTCCATGAAATATCCCAATTAGGTAGTAAAGTAGCTAATCTCTCTGAAAGAATAGATGGAAATGGTTCAGCTGGTAATATTGCTGATCATAAGCTAGATGCTATGGAGGCTCTAGCTAGATGTCATACCGCTGTAGGTCCTACATCAGCAGATGTACTAGATCTAGTATGTGGTAAAGGATACAGCATATCTGATCTAAATCGTATTATGAAGTGGTCTAAAAACTATGGTGGACATAGACTAAGAGAAGCACTCGGAGAAGCAGCTGTTCATTTCGGACTAGTCAGCAAGGGAAATACTATTCGTGGCTAAAAAGCGTAGAATAGATAAATCGCTGTTTGACCCTTCGATTGAAAAACGCCATCGGAGCAGTAAACACTTAGAATATGTCCGTGAACACCCTTGTTGTGTCTGTAAGACCGATCAGGATATTCACGCACACCACATCATGTATGCCCAAAAACGAGGTCTTGGACAGAAAGTATGTGACTCTTATACAGTGCCTTTATGTGTGTATCACCATATGGAACTGCATCAACAATATGGCAATGAACGTAAATTTTGGTTAAACTATTGTTTAGAACCGATTATTTATTCTCAAATATTATGGAAAACTACTTGCAAATGACTCCCAACTCAAGTTATAACTTAAATTACACTAGAATAGGTGTATCTAAATGAAACTTCCCATGAAAATCAGAGTCGGTTATAGAACCATTAGCATTGAATATGCTAGTCCTGATTTTAAAAGAGATAATATGACTGATTCATTTGGTCAGTATCTTGATCGTGAGAATAAAATAGAGATACAACCAGGTCTTTCTCCAAAAGAGGAAGCAAACACAGTATTGCATGAAATCATGCATTGTGTTTTCAAAACAATAGGCGAAGTCAATGAAGGTATGGCTTTGTCTAATGATACTACAGAGGAAAGAGTTGTGTTGAATACAACAAACATACTCCAACCCCTGTTGTTCATGGATAACCCTGAACTGTTAGTCTACCTCACGAAATCTGTTCGTAAGTGATTTTAGATCATCTACGATATCTTGTAGGTCTAGTTTTAGTTTCTTGTAAGATCTAGCAAAGATCCAACCA